TGCCAGTGCTAATAAATTTTCTAAGGTCTATACGTTTATTAAGGATTTTACCAGTTCTTGGGTCTATCTGTTCTTTATTTATATAAATTTTATCGAGTCGTGATTCGACTATATCATAAAATTTTTCTTTTTCAATTACTGTATTCATATCCATATCATTAAATATTTCTGAATAAATCTTTAAGAATATTGCTCTAACTAATTTTTCAAATGCTTTTTTTGATTTACGTTTACCATCAGGACTTCTAATTATTTCCAATAAATCTAATGTGTCGGAAAGACCCATAGAATAATTACTAATAGCAACGTTAATTTCATCACCATATACCGAAAGTGGTAAATAGTAATTTTCCTCCTGTTTAATTATATTATACCACATATTAATCATTGTCCAAAAAGTATAGTAATCTCTTTTTCATACCTAGAATCTTATCTATTTCTTCTTTATATTTATCAAATTTAACTGATAAATCTAAACCAGCAGCACCATTTTCTCCTAATAACATAGTTGAATCATCTTCTGCCATTAATTCACAAGCAACAATCTTAGTTGCTGCTTCTGTAATAACTGCTGGAACTGCTGCTGCACCGGTAATATATGTAATTCTTACTGAGTGTTTTTGATTATATGGATAATTAGTTCTAAAGAATATAGTTCCATCATGTCTAATATCCCACCACGTTTCATCTCTACCTCTTGCTTCTGTATCTGCAAAATCTTCTTTAGATAAACCAGAACCTGAAACTGTAATAGTGCAATTTTTACCATCATCCCCTAATAATTTAGAAGATATAACAACTTTATTATCTTGTTCTACTGATGCGTAAAAGAAATCACTAATTGAATCTGAACCTTGTGTTAAACTTTTTCTACCGCTTGACCCAGTAAATCCACTAGTCATAACAGGTAGTTGCTCATTAATTAAATAAGCAAGTTCGTATGCAGCCGTTCTATTACCATAGTTTTTATTCCATTGGGCCGTAGAAGTTCCTGCTGTTAATGTAAATGTTGTGCCACTATTAGGCAACTGTAATGTAATATTTGTAGCATTACTAAAATCTGAAATAGTAACAGAAGCAGTAGCACCTGCTAATTCTTCCCACTCGTTTCCTTTCCAAGCGGCCAATCTTACTATTTTTCTAATATTTTCTGCATTTAGTCTAACAAATCCTACATAATCTGTATATTTATTATAGTACATAGAAGAAGAACGAAACATTCTAAAAAAATCATAATCAAAATCATGATATTCATTTTCTACTAATATAGGTCTCCAAGAATCTTTAGTATATTCATCTATATAATCTTCTGCGTATCTAATCAATTCCCCAACATGTCCTTCTGTCGGATATGAAGAATCATCAAATTCAGGAATACTAAGTAAGTTAGAAATTCTTGTAACATCTGTATAGAAACCTATACCATTTGCGTAGTCTGCTTGACTAATTGAAGTATCTGATGGTCTATGAATCATTGGTCGGCCTCCCCTAGTAGGGCTTCTAACTCTATTATATTAACATAAAGTTCATTATATATCTTTGCTTTAAACTTATCTTCTATTTGACCTTTTCGTGAACCTCTAGGTCTTATTAGGTTTTGTTGTGTTGGTATAAATTTTCTTGAAACTGGTTTAATTCCTATTGTTCTAGGTTGAAAATCATATGAACCAACAGTAGTTTCTAATTTTTTAATACTGGTATAATCTAATACTCCATCAACCTTAATATAATCATCTGATTTACCATAGTTTTTTACATAAGTTATATCCATATTAACACTTAAATCACTAATGTTCGTAATACTATATTTAGTATTTCTTAATATAAAATCTCTTATTATTGCTAATAAATTAATATTCTTTGTAAATTCATATACTCTATCATAATCATCAAGACTAACATTATATTTTTTCTTAAATGTTCTTTGGAGTCTACTTAGATTTTTGTGTGTATTTCTTACAAGAGAACTTGCAGGCAAACCATCTTGATTAACTAATTCTTGTATAGATTGAGTATATTTGGCTTGTAAATCATTAAGAAAATTAGCAGATGTAATTAACTCAGTTAATTCTTGTATCTCTTCATCTAAATCATTTTGTATTGCTTCTTGTAAATCTTCCTCTTGTAAACCATTTTGTATAAAGGCTAAAGACATGGGGTTACTTTTATCAGTTTCGCGCTTAAGGTCCGATAACATATATTCTGGTATATTCTGTGTTATACCTTGTATTCCACTACCCTCTTCATCAGATACAAATTCTTCATCTTCATTATTTTTATTTTCTTGTTCTTCTATATTTTCATATACACTTAACACGGTGTTAGCGACTCTAAGTAATTTATTAATGGTATCCTTTAACATTTCTATATCTATTTCATCACTTAAAGTTTCTACTATTGAAGAAATTGCATCGGGTAATTTTTCATCATCAACAGTTATTTCAGATAAGTTTTCTTCATCATCTATAATAGCATTTAATGTATCTACTAATTGTGGAATATCTGATTCATCTAATATTACCGTAGGGTCATTAGATGCTAAAACTCCTATTTTTGCTAATTGATTTTCTAGGTCTATTAGACTATTTACAGATAAATCTATCTTATCAGAAAATATTTGTTCTTCTGTTAATTTAGTTTCATCATCTTTAGGGGCTGCTCCTCTATAATCTTTGACTTCAAATCTAGAGGAAACGGTAGACTTATTTGCACCTACTTTAATATTACTAATGTCGCTTTTCGCTTTACTGGGAATAGGAGATGCTTTGGTTAAATCTAATAATATTGGTTTTAACTGAAATGTTAATTTAAGTAAGGTATCGGAGGTAGGTGCAATCGTTATTTTATTAATGTCCGATTGGTCGCCCTTTGTGGCTATAATATTTCGTAGCGCAGTTTTTACTTCCCCTTCACTTTTATTACCAGTAAGCATTCCAAAATTTTTGTTATTCTTTTCTAATAATTCAGTTAATTTTTGTTGTGATATAGGTGCAGTTCCGGATATAACTTTAATAGCAAACTCGTCATCATCTACTTCTTTTTTCTCTACGCCTACTGTTTGAAATTCAATACCACCTAATAAACTACTTAGTTTATTGATTACCTTTTCTAAGTATCTTGAAATTATATTATCTATTTCTTTATGTCCGGGAACCTTTTTCAATTCACCTTTATCGGTTTTATATTTATATTTTTCCACATTCGCATTATGTATTTCTATACCTTCTATCATTTGTAAAAAATCATCTACATCTTTATCTGTCTCAAATGTAGGACTCCAATTAAGAAAACCTTTATCTTCTCTCATACCTTCCTGTAATTCGGCAAAATATTTTGCTGATTCTTTTCGTTCTTTTTCGGTACTAGCCTCTAGTTGTTCTTCTATTGTTGCTTGTTCAGAATCTCTAATATTATCTAACAAACGTCTAAATTGAGTCTTTATTTTTTCTAATGGTTCTTTTACTTCTTTATCATAGGCAGGGTCTGCTGTAAAAGCGTATAATAATCTATAATCCATAAGCGTTTCTTCTGCGTGTGGTCTTCTAGTAATTGATATTGCTACTGCCTTTGCTATTAAATCATCTAATGTTAATTCTGAAAATAAAGGGTTCTCTTGTAGTTCTTTTTCTGTAACCCTATATAACTGAATATTATCATCTATAATACTCCTATGTAACTGTTGTAAAAATTCACCAACTGTTTCTTCAAAATTTAGATTATATTTTTCAAATCCCTTTTTACCACCAAAATAATCTTCTACATATTTTTTTGTATAATCTATGTATGCTTTTATTTCTGATGGACGATTAATCACCGAACCCCATTTATTAATAAATTCTTCTTTGTTTATACCTAATGATTTAAATTTATCTCTTTTTGGAGTAGGCTCAACAAATGTTTCTTCGTCCTCTTTCATTTCTTCTAATAGTTCTTGTACTATTGGGTCGTCTATTTCAGTAGGAGCAAATTTATAAAAATATTTACTGTCTGGAGTCTGATTTCTAATATCTCTTAAAGTAATATTAGGATTAAGATATTGTCCATCTCCTATTTTTTTCTCTAGTTCTTCTAAAAACGCTTTACCCTTTAATCTTTCATCTACTTCAATGTCTTCTCCATTAACAAGTAAAGATGATAATGAAGATGTTTCAATGCCTTCTAAGTAGTCTTTGATGGATAAATTTAATAATTTTTCAAATGAGTTATTATTTATCTTATCAAATAATTTACTATTAAAACCTCTAATATCCCCTAGTCGCTCTAATTCTTCATCATGAGAAAATAGCCACCCAGAAAGGTTTCTTTTTATTGCTCTTATATTACTAATAGTTGTAGTATTTTCTACAATAATGCTAGGGTTTACTTCGTCATCTATTGTTGTAGTATAGGCAGTTTTAGGAAAAATAAAATTACTTAATACCTCTATTGCTACCGCTTCATCGTACGCGTCATTTTGGCTAAGACCATCATAACCTTGTATTCTATCAACATTAGTTTTATCGCTCAAAAAAGGTTCACCCCACTAGGACGAAAACCTCTAAATTAGTCCATGATGCTGATTCAATTCTTAGACCGTTATGGCACATAATACCGTCTACTTCATGAACTAATGTTAATCCAGTATTACCACCAGCACCATAATTAATTGTAAACTGAGCAATCAAACCATCGTTATCTCCGCCAGCACTATCAATAACTAATCCTGCATCAGAAGAATCAGTTGTTAAATCCTCATCAACAGTAATTACATTTGAAGTTAAATTAGTAATAGTCATAGATGCTATATCATTACCTGATTCATCAGCACCTGAAGTAGCAATTTTTTGACCGATAAATAATCCTTTATCTTCCCATGTTCCGCTACTTAGTGTAATTGTATTAGCAGTTGCCGCTAAAGCAACAGCAGCCGGAACAGTAAAACCTGAACCGATATTGTTATCATATATTTTAAATGCGCCTTGGCCGTTAGACCCTGCATTTAATACATTGATTATAATTCCCCTAAAAGTGCAAGGGTTCTGATGTGTTCCCCTATTTGCATCATTGAATTTATTTAAAATCTTAACTACATTGGTGTTTCCAGTACATCTAATACTTCTAGTTCTTGCCATATTATCCACCGACTTAATTACCACTACCTGTAAACCCACTTATAAACTTAATGTAAGTAGGCTTACAGATAGTAGACATAAATATTATTATTCTTCCTCTTCAGACGATAATAAACCTAGTAAGGTTGATTTCGTATCTAATTTAGAATATTCCAATCCGCGTTCATCGCATAGAGACTGTAATTCACTTTTAGTCATAGAAAGAGAAGGTTCCTGTTGGGCTTCATCAGAAGATTCTTCTTCCTCCACCACAACAGTTTCTTCAACAGTTTCTTCTACTGTTTTAGTAGTTTCTTCTGTTGTTTCACCTTCAATTTCCCAACCTGTATCGTTACTTAATCTAGGCAACCAATCGTCGGGTACTTCTGTCCAAACATTAGGATAAAATTCCCTGCCATAAACTCGGCAAAATCCTTTTACATATCGTACTCGAACCATATTAATCACCTTAAATTAATCCCCATACTCTTACTCTAATTTCACCAATGTTATCAGTATTAGATGCAGCAGCAGCATGAATTTGAAATTCATTTCTGTTTGCACCAGTTTGGTATTTACCACCATCGGCTGCTCCAGATGCTACTTCTGCACTAATCATAGATACTGCATATCCACCAGAAATAGTATCTACTGAAATACCAGATACTACTACACAAGAAATTTCACTTAAACCTAAACTAGAGGCAGTAATTGTTTCTCCGTTAGCAGTATATGAAGTAATATCAATACTAGCATCTACAACATATTCATTACCTACAACTCTAGGTTTATCAGAACCTAAATGGTCACTAATCAGTGTTACTGTATGAGTCATTTTATATCACTCTCACGAAAGGTTTGTGATTTTACCTTGTCCCTTGAAATAGGTACAAACTAATTCAGCAATCGTTCTATACATTCCACGGTTTCCTAGTTTTCCGACACCGAATGGGTCGCCAGAATCAATTCCACCTTCAAAGTATTCAGTAGGTTTTAGAGTACATAGGAAAAGATGGTCAGTATCTAGGATAAAAATATCCGATAGACCGCTTCCAGAACCAGTACTTCCCATATCCTTACAAGGAATAATAGGAATATCGTGATAAGTAGCAACCTTAAAACCAACTTCTCTACCTTTAACTCCGCGAACTCCGTTATGACTTGGCATAATTTCAGTTCGTCCCATGAATCTTTCTTGGGATTGTAGTAATTCACCGAGGGCTTGAATTGTATCATACCCTGTTAGAATAACTTTCGGAGAACCGCCTCTAATCTGTAACTCACGTAGAGTAGTATTTAGGATATTCAAAGTTAATGGCCTTCTGGCAGCATAACTTGACCCAAAATCTACAAATGCGTTTAGCCAATCAGCACCAGAAGATGCTCTTGCATGACCATACAAATTAATTAATTGTGCGTTACCTGTTTGTGTACCGGTTAGAATTACTCCACCGTCCATAGCATCAATTTCACTAAATGATGAAACAATCTTATACAAAGATGTTAAGTTATTTCCAATTCCGCTAATTGATGAACCACCACTAAGATGAGATTCTAATGGCATTAAAGCCATATGATTCATTACTTCTGCGTGAGAAACACCGACTTCTTCACGGTAAGCAGCCATAATATCTCCTATACCGTCATCAATCTTTGCCATAGCAGCAGCAAGTTCAGAAATCTCAAACTGATGTGCGATAGTTTTTGGACTTGCATACATTACATCATATACTGGCTTTAGAGGACTTAATCCATCTGTTGCACTTGTAGTAAATGATGCGTTTTCTGCTACACCACCAATATTTGCTTCTGTTAAAGAACCGTGACCGGTTCCTCCTGTTGTACTAAAAACATCACCAGCACCACCGAGAGCGCGTTCTTTTAGAATACGCCAGCCGGAGGAACTCCAAGGTTTCTTAGGTAAAATACTTAATGCGTTAATTTCGCGGTTAAGCATTGACCAAACTTTTTGTCCATAAATTAAGTTATATAA